AACTTTGACAAGTTTGTCTTGTTCGTATTCTCTGAAATCAGAAATAATTTTTTTTGCGGTTTTTTTAGTTAAAGCAACACGGACACTAAAAGCATAAGGATAATATTTATCATTCTTTAGACTTTCTTCATCATGCCCACCAAGTTGTGTAGATAAAGTAATATCTCTACATTTTCGTGATTTTATAATTTGATTTAATTCATCAGGGGTGACATAAATATAATCATAAGTCACAGTTTGTAATTCCTCAGGATTATCTCCATAGCCCTTTGGCTCTTGCCTCTCGGCTACAGCATCTTCGATTTTTTTTTGTAAATATTTTTTCATTTTAGTTTCCTTAGTAGACTTTATTGTCTACATGTACATAATACTAAAACTTGCAAAACTTTGCAAAGTTTTGTACTATATAGATGTAAGGTAATGATACTTTACTAAGGAGAAAAAATGATAACTGTTTACCATGCAAAAAAATTTGCTGATAACGAAAGTGGTTATAGAGCTGTTGCAAAAGTTAACACAGATGACTACATGGAGGCTTTTGCCTTGACACAAAATGTTGATGGGTCTTGGTCACAAGGACCTGAACTAACAGGGGATGGTCAGGTAGAAGATAATCCTGATTATTCAGACGATGTTGAGGTGTTAGTTGAGTTACCAAGTGCAAACGATGAAGAGTACGGTTTGAGGTCAACTTCTAGTGGCGATGTCTTGTCTGATGGCAAAAATTATTGGTTCTTAGTACCAGCTGGAAAAAGAGGTAAGTATTATGTCACTCACGGAGACACCGTCAAAATTAACAACTTTGATATTGACGGTTTTGTTTATGATGAAACTGGCTGGAGCTTAAGAGAAGACATCTGAGGTTTAATTAGGCAAAAATGATGAAGAAAAAGAAACTAAAATACAATCCTGAACTTTTAGAAAGTGTACAAGTCAGAGGCAACCACACAAAATTTATACATCACCCCTTGCTAGTCGAAATGGTGACGGATTCAATGTTAGAGGGCGGAGCTGATATGGACTGGTTTATAGAAAACACAAATGCACGATTCGAGTATGCAAAAGAGAGGTTGGCCAAAGCTATAGCTGAAAAAGATATTGAAAGATTTGTGTTTGTACACGAAAGAGCTTATAGAGTTGATGCTTTATTCTACTTAGCACACATTTGGGGTGACGGGTCTATGGAAACAGCTTTGGCACCTGATTTTTGTGAGGACTATAATCTAAGTATAGAACAACCAAGTTCTGAAAGGTGGTGGGAGTTAGTTGGTCATGTTTGGCTTGACCAAGAGTTTACAACAATACACAATCGACAGTGGAAAGCTATTTTCGGTATATGCCCTGACGAGCCTCAACTAATGATGACGGCTGATGAAAGAAAATATTATGATAAGCTACCCAACAAAATCAAAATCTACAGAGGTGGTTTTTGTGATAAAGGATTTGCTTGGACATTAAGTAAAGAGAAGGCAGAATGGTTTGCTAACAGATGGAACGCAAGTTATGAGGTTTTTGAAAAAACAATAAACAAAGATGAGGCAATGTCTTACTTCAACAGAAGAGGCGAGGATGAAATCCTGTACCTCGGTGCACAAGCTCATAGATAAATTTTAGCTTAACAACAAAACCCCTTAGCTGGGGTTTTTTTGTGTTTGCACATAACGATACGGAGTAGTATTATTGAATCTGTAGTATAAATGTTACAGGCACGGTGTCTGTAATGGTCAACAAAAGGAGGCTGTTTATGTCTACACATTTTACATCAGGAGTTACTAATGTTAGCTCCTCAGGTTCAGGTGGTTTATTAAAACAACCTAGCCGACATAAGTATCACGAATACTTCGATGACTTCAACATTTACAATGCTGGAGATTTTACTATTACAACCACAGAAGATGGCTCAGGCAGTGCGGCTGAGGCATTGATTGATGGTGATGGTGGCTTGTTGCAAATAACAAATGCCGCTGGCGATAACGACCATGACTTTTTTCAACTGAAAAAAGAAGGTTTCAAATACGAGGCTGGTAAACAAATCGCTTTCTATTTTAGATTCAAAGCAAACGATGCCACACAATCTGACATAGTAGCTGGTTTACAACTTACAGATACCACACCGTTAGATGTAACCGATGGTATTTTCTTTCTGAAAGCTGACGGAGCTGCAACCATAGATTTTGTTGTGGAAAAAGATAGCTCACAGTCAACACTAACCTTACCAAACTCTTTGGCAGACGATACTTTTATGACAGTTGGATTTGTTTACAATCCAAAAGACCAAAAGTTCAGAGTTTACCAAGATAATGTCGAGGCAGGTACAGTGGTTAATACAAATGCACCTGACGATGAAGAGTTGAATGTATCATTCGGTATTCAAAATGGAGCCGCAGCGGCTAAGGTATTAACCGTTGATTACATCCATGCTTTGAAAGAAAGAACAGCAAACTCAGAGTTATAGGAGTAAATTATGGCAGATGCAGTAGCCTCACAAACTATACAAGACGGAGAACGAAAAGCTATTTTGCGGTTCACTAATGTCTCTGATGGCACAGGTGAATCTGCCGTAAAAAAAGTAGATGTTTCTGCCCTAGCATCGAATAGTGCTGGGCAGGCATGTACCTCTGTAAGTGTAGAAAGAATTTACTGGGCGACTGTTGGTATGAGTGTCAAACTTGAGTTTGATGCTACTTCGAATGTTTTATTAATACATTTACCAGCAGATAGCACAGGTGACGAATACTTTGATTTATTCAGTGGGATTCCTAATAACGCAGGTAGTGGTGTGACAGGAGATATAGACTTTACAACTGTCGGGCACTCGAATGGAGATGCCTACAACATCATTTTAGTTCTTAATAAAAACTATTAATGAATGGCACGGAAGGTAAGTAAAAACCCACCGAAAACTAAAAAGTATTTTAGGTCCACAAAAAGTGGAGCTGGGATGACGAAAGCGGGTGTAGCTCGTTATCGAAGAGAAAACCCCGGCAGTAAACTAAAGACAGCAGTAACGAAGAAAAAAAATCTTACTGCTAAAGAGAAAGCAAGAAGAAAATCTTTTTGTGCTCGGTCTGCGGGTCAGATGAAAAAGTTTCCTAAGGCAGCTAAGAATCCGAACTCGAGATTGAGACAAGCGAGAAGAAGATGGAGATGTTAAAAAATTATGGCAGAAAAAAGTAAAGTTCCAAGTAATGTAGCAAACCCAAGTTTGTATCGAAAAGCTAGAGCAAAAGCAAAAGCTAAGTTCGATGTTTTCCCATCTGCTTATGCCTCAGGTTATATGGTGCAAGAGTACAAAAGAATGGGTGGCAAATATAAGGGTGCAAAAAAGGCGGCTGGTGGCGAAGTCAAAGGCCTAAAACCTATACCAAGTGGTAACAAAGGACTACCTAAATTACCAAAAAGGGTTAGAAACAAAATGGGTTTTATGAAGAATGGCGGAGCTGTCATGGTACAAAGCCGTGGCTGTGGTGCTATGATGCAAGGCAAAAGAAAGCGAACAAAAGTACCTAGCTGATGGTTGCAAAAGCCAGTACCATAAAAAGAAAACTTAGGCAGGGCAAAAAGTTAGGGTTTAGTGAACGAGCCTCTGCTAAAGCTCGTGGTTTGATTAAACGAGCAGATGGCACTAAACGAAAAAGTAAAAAGTATCGCTAATGAGAAAGTTAAAAAAAGTAGTAAAACAATTAAGCAATGCCTCTAAGTTGCACAAACGACAGTCTAATATCATAAAAAAACATATTAAGGTTATGAGCAATGCAAAGAAGAATACCAAGAAAAACAAAAAGCGGTAAAGTTAGACCAGCATCTAAGCACAGCGACCTTTACACGGATGAACGACCATCTGATACCGTATCTATAAAATTCAAAACACCAGCTGATGCGAAAGCTACAGTGGCGAAAGTGAAAAGAGCAAAAAAATCTTTTGCTCGAAAAATACAAATTTTAACCGTTGGCGAGCAGAGGTCAAAAGTCATGGGCAAAAGAGCTCAAGTTGACATTTTCAAAAAAGGCAAACAAGATTTAAGAAGGGCAAGGAATAAATAATGTCACTTAAAGAATGGTTCGGTAAAGGCTCAAAAGGAGATTGGGTAGATATTGGTGCTCCCAAAAAAGATGGTAAGTTTCAAGCCTGTGGTAGAAAATCAGCGAAAGGTTCTAAGAGGAAGTATCCGAAATGTGTGCCTCGTTCCAAAGCTAATAGGATGTCTAAAGGACAGATTAAATCAGCAGTCAGAAGAAAGCGAGCAGTGAGACAAGGTGTTGGTGGTAAACCAACAAATGTAAAGACTATCATTAAGAAGAAAATTGGTGGTAGAATAGTTAAAAGTTCAAACAATATGGGTTTGTTTGGCAGAAGGTAATTACAGGAGATAAAATGCCGAGACATAAAAAATCTAAAATGATGGCTGGTGGTGGAGCCATGAAAAAATCTAAGGGCATGGCTAAAGGCGGTGCTATGAAGAAAAGTAAATACATGGCAAGAGGTGGTGCTATGAAGAAAAGTAAATACATGGCAAGAGGTGGTGCTATGAAGATGGCTAAAGGCATGGCAAGAGGTGGTGCTATGAAAGGAGTGAAAGGCAGAGCTAAAGGCGGAAGAGTTGGGGGAATGGGTAACATACCTAAATCAGTGCTAAGAGCATTAGCTGGACCGGGTGCAGTCGTAGGTGCGGGAGAACTAAAAGCATTAGCTCGTCAGGCAACAGCAGGAATGAAGGCACCGAAACCACAGAAAGCACAAGCCGTGCAACGAGCTAGGCTACAAGCAAAAAAGTCTCCAAATGAAACGGTAGTCGTAGCTAGAAGAAGGAAAGGAACTTTAGCACCGGGTAAGCCGGGTAGTAGAAAAAGATAAACTGCTAAATTAAATATTGTGGCATATTTAATATCAAACATACCTCAGTTTAAATGCTGGGTGCGTAAAGAGTTTACGGCCAACCATCAAAAATATCATGGTGAGTATCTACATGCTTTGGCTATCGGTGTAAATACACTACCTGATAGGTCTTTATCGTTTCAGGTAGTTTTTACTGGTTGCGAAACCGACTTCGAAGGCTACCCTGATGAAAATGTGCATGGTGGTGCTATGTGGGCAAGGATGCCTATACAAGCACTGGTTGCCGATATACCCTTACAAGAATGGCCTGAGCCGATGGAAGACCATCTAGCACAACCTTGGGACTGTATGAGTCACGACCATAGTTTAGTTACCTTAGATAGAGTTAGTTCGAGTCCTTGGCACTGTAAGATAGGTGGTGAATTTTATTTGGGCAAATATCTTTTTACAGTAGATTACACAAACCACTCGATAGCAGATGACCCTGCTCAACATAAACAATCACATGTGTTATATTTAACTGATGCGGGTCATTGGACTGGCAATTTTGTTGCTTTGCCTAATAATAGGGTAAGGGCGACCAACCCTGCTTTGTGGCGGACAGGAGAGGGTCCACCTGATTTTTCACCTTCACAATGGGTGCACTCAGCTGAACAACACGAGAGCTACATTGACCCAACAATAACTTTTGATAACCTATATAGTGAAGGAGATAAGAAAAAGTAATGGCAACATCCAGTAGTAAAAACTTTGAGCTAGATGTAGCAGAGTACATAGAAGAGGCATTTGAAAGATGTGGTTTAGAGTTACGCAATGGCTATGACCTAAAAAGTGCTAAAAGAAGTATTAACCTCATGTTAGCTGAATGGGCAAACAGAGGTTTGAACCAGTGGACAATCAAAGAAAAGACCGTATCTATGGTCAAAGACACCAAAAGCTACAACATCGATAGCACCAACCCTACAGCACCAATAGATGTGTTAGATGTCTTTATACGGGAAACTGTAGGCTCCGAAACTACCGATATACCTATGACAAGACTGTCAAGAGCTGAGTACGCACATATAACAACCAAGTCGAGCACTGGTAAACCCAACCAGTTTTTTATTAACAAACAACTCACACCAACAATATCCGTGTGGCCGACACCTGACAAATCTAGCACTTACACTGTAGTGATGAATGTTCTGACAAGAATGGATGATGCAGATACAGCAACTAATACCTTAGACTTACCTTTCAGATTTTATCCGTGTTTGACCGCAGGACTTGCATATTACATGTCTTTAAAAAGAGCACCTGAAAGAACAGGCATACTAAAACAACTTTACGAAGAGGAGTTTAGTAGAGCTATGACTCAAGATGAAGACAGAGCATCTTTTAGGATTGAACCAAGTACAAGGAGCTACGACATACCATGAGTTTTGCCTCAGGAAAACATGCTTATGGTATCTGCGATATTACTGGTTTTAGGTATAAGTTGCGAGATATGAAAAAAACATGGGACGGTCTTTTAGTTGGTCCTGACCAATTTGACCCTAAACATCCGCAACTACAAAGAAGGGCGATACCTGATGACCCACAAGCTCTGAGAAACGCAAGACCTGATGTACAAGAAGACAACACTGTTTTTTTAGTTTACACGAATGTTGGCGATGGCTTATTGGGAGCAAAACTTGATACTTTTAGTGTCTCTGCTAATCTAGGTGAGGTAACAGTAACGACATGAGCTTTACATTAGCAACCCTAAAAACTGCGGTACAAGATTACTTAGAGGTTTCTGAAACCACCTTCACATCCCAACTAAACAATTTTATAGAGGAGGCAGAGGACCGTATCTTTTCTATGGTGCAACTTCCTAATCAAAGAAAAAATGTCCAAGGAGATTTAACTAGCAGTAACAGGTTTTTAGCCACACCTACTGATTTCTATGCACCTATGAGTTTAGCTGTTGTCAGTAGTGGCACTTATACCTACCTCGATTTTAAACATCCATCATTTATGCGTGAATATTCATCAACCACAGCAACAGGTCAACCAAAATATTACAGTTTGTTCGATGACACAGCTTTCGAGTTGGCTCCTGTACCTGATTCGAACTACACCATCGAACTACATTATTTACACAAACCAGCCTCGCTAACAAGCGGTAGTGACAGCGGTACAACTTTCTTGTCAACGGATTATCCCGATGCCTTGTTGTACGGTACATTAGTAGAGGGAGCAGTGTTCCTAAAAGAACCTCCTGATGTCGTTGCCCAATATGAGGCAAGATTCAAGGAGGCGATAAGTCGAATGAAGAATATATCTGAGGGTCGAGCAACCCGAGATGAATACAGATACGATTCTTTGCGTGGCTCAGTGACTTAGTGGAAGAGAACAATCTTAAATCAGTAGCTATAGTGGGTCTTGGTATTTCACAAGTAGATTTTGCTATTGGTCAACAAAACGGACAATCTTGGGACGAAGTTTGGTGTATTAACTCAGCTGGTGGCACTTACCCTTGTGACAAAATATTTATGTTAGACCCTGCAAGCAGATTTTATGATAGTAATGATGCGGGACACCAAACTAATTCTATGGTCAAGGTGTTACAAGAAACAGAAGTACCTGTTTACACCTGTGAGCTTGATGAAAGAATTAAAAATCCTGTGTTGTTTCCTGTTGAAGAGGTCTGCAATGCGACAAGTTGTGCCTACATGAACAACACCGTTGCATATGCCATTGCATACGCACTTTACAAAAAAGTAAAACGCATCGATTTATTTGGTATAGATTTTTCTTACAAAGAGAATTTACATTTTGCAGAGGCAGGTAGAGCTTGTGTAGAGTTTTGGATAAGTAAGTGTATGGCGAGTGGTATGCAAGTAGGTATAAGTGGCAGGTCAACTTTGTTAGACTCTAATATGCCAGCAACTAATAAATTATATGGGTTTCATAGATTAGACAAACCACTTGTAGCAGTACCACATGAGGGCAAGTTTATTATTGGCCCTTTTGATGAGATAAATAAAAAACTAGAGGAAAAAGGTTTGAAAATTAATGAGGATGTGGTTCCACCTGAACCTTACAGAGGATGAGTAGCCAAGGAGATTTTGTAGTTGGAAAAGTAGATGTGCATGCCACAGAGGGCAAAGGGCATGACCCTGAATTTTGGGCCGCACAAGCCACAAAAAAAATATGTGATATATCTATAGATGCACCTGAACATGTTAAGGCTCAGGCTGTTGCTTTTCAAAACCAAATTTATACTGTAATCTTATATACTATAAAAAATGCAATCGAGTCGAGAGATACGACTCTGATTAATTTGCTAATAAAACAAGGCCATGAAGATATGGCTAGAATTATTAAGGAATTATAATGGCTATAACATCTGCAATATGCACAAGTTTCAAACAAGAGTTACTTGTTGAAGGGCATAATTTTACGAATGGAGCTGACTCTTTCAAACTAGCACTTTACACTAGCTCAGCTACTTTAGGTGCTGGCTCAACTGCTTTTGTGACAACAGGACAAGCCTCAGGTACGAATTACACAAGTGGTGGTTCTGCTTTAACTAATGTAACACCAACAACATCAGGTACTACAGCGATAGTTGATTTTGCTGATTTAACTTTTAGCAATGCTACTGTGACTGCTAGAGGCTGTTTGATTTACAACACAACCAACTCTAATAAAGCTGTGTGTGCGATTGATTTTGGTGGCGATAAAACATCAACAGCAGGAGACTTTACTATTGTCTTCCCAAGTGCGACTGCAACGGGTGCAATAATAAGACTAGCTTAACTGCTATTCGTTTTCTTTGATAGGTTTACGATGTACATGTACTTTCGTAAATCCATCTCTAACATCTATATTAGCAACTAATTGCTCGCCTTCTTTCAGTTTGGCTTGCTCTGTTTTCATAGCCTGTCGCAAGGCATACATCACATCTGCAAGATGTTGCTTTTCTAAATCTGTTTTCTTAGTCATTCTTTCTCCTTATACTTATTAGTGACTTCTTTGAAATACTTATTTTCAGCTATTCTGTCCCAAAGTTGGCGGTCTATCTTTTTAAATTGTTTCGGCTTTCCACCATACTTGCCAGTCCAATTTCGTCTAAGCCAAACATGTTTATAACCGATTGACCTAACTTCTACGACAGAAAACCCGTCAGGAATTTTATCGGTTAGCGTCTGATAAATTTCGAAAATTCTCATAATTTCTTCCTCCTTAGTAAACACATAATTATGTCTACATCCTTGATTATATCACACTTTGCAAAGATTTGCAAATCTGTACAAAACACAACATTCAGTAGAAAGTGTTTTTTTTCTGC